TCGGCAAGCGGCGTCTTGTTGTACCGGGTGACGGTGAGCAGCCCACGCGAGTCGGCGCGGACCTCGAGCGGCTTCCCGAGCGGCATCGACGCCCGCTCAGACGGCGTGCCGTAGAGCGTCTTCCCGTGGTTGTAGAACACGCCGAACGAGGTCCCGCGGTGCGACAGTGTCCGATTGAACGCCGTGCGCTCGATCTGCTCGTTGTAGCGCCCGTCCTGGTCGTTGATCTCGACCGGGTGATCGAACACGGCGGCGTAAGCCTCGACCGTGCGACCGTCGCCGTTCGATCGGATCCGAATGTCGTCGAGCGCGAACGATCGCGTAACCGTCGCGCCGGCCATGCCCGAACGCTGCCGAATCGTGGTCATGCTGCTGTCCCGTCCCCCGGCGTGGTCGCCGGCCCCTCGGTCCCCGTGCTGGTGGTTGTCGCCTTCGCCGGCGGCGTGCCCGGGTCGGCCGGATCCTTGGCGCCGGGTGGCTGTAGCTGCACGCTCACGAGCCCGGTGTGCTTGAGCTGCGACATGTCGCCGGACTGCACGGCGAGGACGACCGTCGCGGGATCGAACCCGGCGTCGATCAGCGTCTTCGCGGTCGTCGCGTTGTTCGCCGCGATCGTCGCGGCGTCGTTCGTGTCGTCGCGCAGAAACGCGATATCGCGGTCGTCGTACCACAGTCGGCAGTCATCGCCGGGCGGCGGGAACAACGTCTCGAGCGAGCCGGCGAAATTGCGCCAGAGCGGGCGCAGCGTCGCGTCACCTAGCCGGCGCTTGCTCTGCTGGTAGTTGCCGGCGTTGAGCGCCGAACCCGCGAGGCCCTCGGAGAATCCGACGATCGTCGGCGGGACGCCGGCCGCCGACGCGAGGCGCGTCTCGCCGCCGCCGGTGACGGCGTGATAGTCGAGGTCGCGCATGTTGAACGTCATCGGGACCGGGTCGGCGCCGCCGCCGAGGTAAAGCGTCTTGTACGCGTTCCACGGGCCGGTATGGTGCGCCTCGATCGTCGCGGCGAGCTTCTCGAAATCGTCCTTCTCGATCGACGGGTCGATCTTCATGGCGAGCCGCGGACCGGCGCCGTTGCGGAAGAATGACGACTTGTGAATGAGGGCGGCCTCGTCGGCGCCGACCTCGCGGATCACGGGCGTAATCCACGACATGCCGCGGTGATAGGCCTGCGGGTCCGGGTACGGCGCGTAGTGCGCGACCTCGTGAGGCAGGAGCACGGTCCCGGCGCCGAACGACCCGCCCGGCATGCGCGGCGTGTAGAGGTAGGCGATCAGCTCGCCGTCGAGCGCGTCGCCGAACATCTCGGGCTCGGTCTGCGAGCCGTAGACCATCGTCACCCAATCGGGGCGCAGCCGGCGCAGCTTGTCCGACTGCACCGTGTCGCCCGAGCGGGAGACGATCGTGCGGTCGGTGATGAACGCGTTGCCCATGAGTGAGACGTCCTGCTCGGCGCGGGCGAGCATGTCGCCGAGCGTCGAGCCCGGGCCGAACGGGTGCTCGAGCAGCCGCAGCGCCGACGTGTTGAACAGCTCGCCCGGCCGGCCGCCGCGCATGCGCTGGAACTGGAACCGCGCCTCGGCGAATAGCAGCATCCGAACGGCCACGAGCGCCCAAACGGGCCCGTTCGCCTTGTAGACGTGCTCGGCGATCGCGTCGAGGTTGCCGTCGGCGACCTCGAGTTCGCCATTCATCGGGCGGTTGTTCAGCCGGTAGAGCTGCGAGAGCATGTCGAACTCGGCCGGCATGCCGAACCGGGACGAGCTGCGGGACGCGCGGGCACGCTGCAGGAGGTTCACGCGCGGTCCTTCCGGTCAGTGTCGGCGAGCAGGAGGAACGAAGCCGCGGTGATGACGCCGGCGACGATCAGCGCGACGCCGAGCCCGGCGACGAGCAGCACGCCGGCGCATGCGGTGAGCACGCCGAGCGCGTAGCCGAGAGCAGCGCGAGCAGCCGGCGTCATATCGACACGGCCCACGCGGCGGCCTTCGGCTTCGCGAGCCCGAACCGGGCGAACACGGCCCGAGCGACGGTCAGCGCGACGAGCGGAGCGATCGACACGCTCGAGTCCTTTCGTGACCACTTCCACGCCCCTTCGGCGGTTGGCTTGCTGCGCGCGCCCTCGACGGCGTCATTCATCGGCGCTTGGTCGTAGTGGCGCTGCAACTCGTTCCGGACGTCGGCGTCGAGCGCGCCGCACGCGGTCGCGTACTCGGCGCCCTTGAGAGCGACGAGGCGCGTCTTTCCGCGCGGGACCTTCTCGTCATCGGCGACCTCGACGAACACGCTCGAGCGCGGGTCGGTCGGGTCGCGCCTGTAGTCGAGTAACGCCTGCCGGAACGACGAGGCCGGCCCGTCGGCGAGGTAGCCGACCGCTGCGACGTCCTGCCGGCCGACGATCTCGGCGAGCCGCTCGACGAGCCAGTCGGTCCCCGATCGGTTGTCGAGGTCGTCCTCGGCGCGGCCAGTGATCTCGCCGCGCCAGCGTCCGCGGCCGGCATAGAGGTCCGTGATCCCCATCTCGAGCGCGGCGGCGACGACGTGCGCCGCGAGCTTGAGCCGGCCCACGGCGACGATCGACGCCGAGAGGTTGTTCGGCTGCACGTCGAACGCGAGCACGGTCGCGCCGAGCATCTCGCCGTCGACGTCCGCGGCGGCGTACCACTTCTCGGCCGGGATGACCTGGACGCCGGCGACCGGGTCGTCGTGCCACCCCATGCGCTCGCGGCCGAACTCGCGGACGAGTTCGCCGATCGCGGCGCGGCGCTCGTCGGCGATCGTGACCTGCTCGATCCGCCGGCCCATCGCCGGGTTAGCGCGTTTCCACTGCCGCGGGTCGTCCATGGCGCAGCCGACGGCGACGCCGAACTCGTGGCGGCATGCGTCGCCGTCCGCGCACGCCTCGACGGCCGACTGCGCGCACCATTCGCAGAACGCGAGGCGCGGTTCGCCGCCGCGCCGGCCGCGCGTGACGATCCCGTGCAAGACGGCCGAGTCGGCGAGGCACGCCGAGGACGCGTAAATGAGCTGCGGGTCAGGCTGCGCCGAGATCAGCGGACGCAACGCGCCCATGTGCGGCGCGGTGAGCGCGAACGCCTCGTCGAGCACGATCTTTCGACCCGAGAGGCCTCGACCGCCGCCCTTCGTGCGCGTCTTGAACACGAGCCGGGCGCCGGTCGTCGTCTCGATCGACATATCGGCCGGCGTGTCCTTGAACCCGCCGGGCTTGATCCGTCGGAGCAGCGTCGACGAGCCCTCGATAAGTTCCTTGAGGTCGCGGTACGCCTCGCGGGCGGTGTTGAACTCGTGCGCCGAGTGAACGACGAGCCGCTCGTCAGTGACGAACAGCCACCCGAGCTCAACCTGCTTGATAAACCCGGTCTTCATGTTCTGCCGGCAACAGATACACGCGATCTCGGACGCCGCGGACCGGCCGCGCTCGTCGAGACCGAACGTCATGTCGAGCGCGAGCGCCTGCTCGGGATCCGGCGGGAACCCGGCGAGCGTCGCGACCGCGGCGACCTCGGGCCCGAGGGTCCGCACGTAGCGCGGGACGTTGACGAACGCCGGCGGGACGATGCCCGGGTACCGGCTCTCGAGGTCGCGCTCGAGGTCGAGGTCGATCACGACCGGCCCCCTGATACGAGCTTGAGCGCAGCGGCGGCGCGGATCTGATCTAGCGGGTCCGCGGCGGCCTTGGAATCCTTGACGGCCTCGGCGAGCGCCTCGCGGTGCGCCTTGAGCAGCGCGGCGCGGCTCGCGCCCGTGTCGGCCGACCGCAGCGCGTCGTCGAGCATCTGCGCGGCGATCAGCGCGGACACGCCGAGCGCCGTGTCGAGCCGGCCGGCGGCCTCGAGCTGCGCGAGCGTCGCCTCGTAGCTCGAGGGCATGACCGGGCGGCGCGTCGCCGGCTCGTCGACGACCGGCGGGACGATCGCGACGACCTTCGCGGCCGGCTTCGGCGCGCGGTGGCTGCGCTTGCGGCATCGGTCCGAACAGAACTTCGCCGCCGGCCGCTTAGCCTCGAAAACGTCGCCGCACGAGCCGCATTTCTTCTGCACGATGCGGCCCTCCCCTCGGCTAGCGGCGGTCCCTTCCGGCTCGTGTGCGGTCGAATGAGGGCCGTCGCGGTGGCATTCCGGCCCGGCGAGTCACGGGACTTCGGTCGCCTTGGTGAAAAAACTTGCTGACGGCGGCTTCT